CGGATGGAAAATCTTTCGACATAAAGATTCTTACATTCCGTAGGGGCACGATCTTTCGATCCCTTTGTTATGTAATGGTATTTAGTATAGCATGGGATCAATATTGTGTCAAGTGTTACGAAATCAAACTATTTTCCTTCTGGTGGTAATCTTCCCAGATATGGGTCATAGTCAAATATCTCATCCCAATTATGAATTTTATTTGAGTCATTTTCCCAAAACTGTTTAAGACCTTGATGGCTACTACGATGAAATACCTCAACGTGATCTCCATGAATTGATGATCCCATTTCTATCTTATATAAAAGTAATGGCATTGAGTATGTATTACCAGAATTGTATATTAAATCATCTGCTACTGCTCTTGGTTTTGATCCTTGATCAAGTTTATACTTGTCACCACGACAATGAAGATTTACAAGTTTAGTTGCATGATGACGAGTAATCACGTATGATGCAGTGGAAAAATCATTCACAAATCTCTTATGCATCTTAATAAACAATGAACCAGGATTTATGATTGCAGTTTGAAATACGTCAAAGTCATATGGTAATTTTGACATAACATCTCTCCAAGTAAAATTCCAATGTCTTACAGTATTAAAATCACAATCATCTTCAATTATAAAAGCATAAGGTTCATCTGTTTTTAAAAACTCTTTCATAGCTTTAAGATGAGATGTTACACATCCAACTTCACCAGAGTTCATATTATCTGGATACTTACCTTTGAGAATGTCACTTAAATCATCCTCACGACCATCATATGCAGAAACACGAGTATAATTTTCAATCTCCCAATATTTAAATTGTGCTTGCATATAAGTCCATCGCACTGATTCACTATCCAAGTTAATACAGTAAATTGGTGGTATTCCTTTTAATTTAAATAATGCTTTGTTTTTGTCCATACTAATCAAGAATGTTTATAGTGGGATACCAACCCAGAGATTTTAATGTTGTTATGTCTGCACATAATGAATCTGGTTCACCTGGTGTATCTTCTTTTATTGGAAGATGACTCATACCCATTTTCTCTGCTAATTCTAAAACAGAATTATTTTTACCAGTTCCAATATCTAGTATACCTCTAAAATTATCAGGTATCAAGTAGCATATGGCTCTTACAATATCTTTAACATGAATCCAATCTCTCTTGTGTCTTGTAAGATATTTTGCTGTATTGTCTTGTAGCATTCTATAAAGCATATCGTGTCTACTACCTTCTTCTGCCCATACATTAAAGAATCTCATACCAACACTATTTGGTGGTGCTTGTATTTCATTTACTTTTTTTGTAATTGCATAAGGATTATGCCACCAACCGTGAGCACCTGCAGAACTCGCATACAATAAACGAACATCTTTCTTTTTACAAAACTCAAATATTGGTACAGACTTTACAACATTATTTTCCCAGAAACTATCAGGATTTTCAAAACTATCTCTCAAAGCTGCAAAGGCAGCAAGATGTATAATAACATCATAATCACCACCTTCAAAATCAACAATATCATCTGGAAAATCGATTCCACTAACTTGATGTCCTATGGTTTTTAAATGACTAAAAACGTGACCACCAATGAAACCTTCATGTCCTGTAACTAAAATTTTCATAAATTAATTTGACTGCTGTATTAGTAAAGCAGTTTTAAGAAACGTACTATCTGATGTATGCATTATAGTTGATTTTGAAAGTATGAGCAAGTCTATCATGGCATCAATAACACTTTCATCAGATCTTTCAACATTAAAAGGATATTCAACTCCTTCATCATCAACGATAATATCTCTCCATTTTCCATCCTTGGTTAATTTCTCAACATATTTTTTCTTTTTGTATGAAAAAGCATTATTTAATTGAGTAAATTTTGTTTCCAATTCTTCATCATCAGAGCATATGAAATAATTACCCTTAACATCATCCAAAATAGTTTTGTATATGGAATCAAAATTTGGTTTATGTGGATCATAAAAATCAGTATTTCTCAAATGAACTCCAATAAAATTACCATCAATACTTTTGACAAATTTATTAACACTATCAACAATAGTATCAGAAAAAATTAAATTTTTAACAATTGACCGCAAATCTTCCCCAAATGCATATGCAGGTATGGTGTCATTATTGTATACAAAATAGTCTTTATTTGATTGATTGTAATAGTTTACAATACTCTGTATAGAATTAAATGAATTTGGATGTGCTACAGAACAAGGAAGATTTAAACAATTATTATGCATTACAAAAGAATAATCATTATAACTATCTTTTAAAGAAGACATTCTATCTGAAAGAACTTCATATTCATTTTTAAAAATAGATTGAAATAAACTTCTACACCAATTAGTAGAAGGCCATAAAATTACTGGTTTAAAATTACCAACTTTAGCAATTAACAATCCTACAGATAAAGCGTTAAATCTGTTTCCAAATCCACCATCACAATAAATTTTTAATGTTTTCATGTTACACTCCGTATTCATTTTTCCATTTGTCATACTGTTCTTCATTTAAGTAATTACCAATTTCAAAATCATTTTCAGTGGTATTATGCACTGACATAATTCTTCTTTCAAAGTTTATCACAGGATTATCATTTGTGGAACCATTACTTTTAAAGTGTACTGACAAATTTTGTGAAGTCAATACTTGATCAGCACAAACTTCTAATTCTTTCAAATATCCCACATTAAATTTATCATCATTTAAAGTCTGAAGTAATGTATTTAATGCAGGTGTTTCATGAGGGAATGGAGTTCCATTCTCTCCAAACTCTTCCATTTTTTTAATCCAATCATAAACAAAATTTTTACCATAATCAAAATTATTAATGATTAAGAAACTTGCTATTTCTCTAATAAAAATTCCATCACTACGGGTATGACCACCATCACTCATGGTGGTTACCTGCATATCAAAATTAGTATCAATAACTTTAGATAAATCATGTAAAACACAAACATCACTATCAATCATAATAAGTGGTTCTTTAAAATTCGTCTCACTTAAAAGTCTATACAAAACTCTAGTCTTTTGTTGGGTTGCTTTTATCCAACCTTCAGAATGAACACCAGTATACTCATCAATAACGTTAGTATCTAAAATAGAAACATTAGGTTTTTCTTCAAGATACTTACGATAATCACCAAGTCCAGAGTCTGCAATATAAATTTTATTAAGATTTAAACAATTTTTATTTAAGGAATTTATAAAAACATCAACAAATGGAAAATATGATTTGTTGGCAGTAGTAAAAACACTATAGTTCATAATTATTCAATTAAAATCCATTTAAAATTATCATTAAGTTTTATTTGGGAGTAAAATCTATTTGGTTCTTTCCTAAAGTATGGCTCGTTGATAATATCATTCAAAGATGGAACTGTGAAATTTTTAGCATAATGATTTCTAACCATTACAACATTGACTCCGCAAGTTGTAAGAACACTATATCCTTTTCTTTTTGCAACCACATACCAAGCATGAATATTACAACCATGATAACAAGGAAAATCTTCATTTTTTGGATAATGATAATTAATTCCATAATCAGATTTTCCTTTTTCTATCGCTAAAGGAAGATGGTTTGGAATACCTGGATTATACTCACCAATTATAACTGATGGTTTATATTTTTTTGTATCTATTTGATCAAATACGTAAATGTCATCACTATCAATATCAATTGAAAGAAAATCAAAATCATTTGGAACTTTATATTTTGAAAATAACTCCATAATATTTTCTGCAGTTATCCACTCGTAGTTAACAAGTCCATTAGATTGATTTGCTAGTCCTTGATTTCCCTCCATCAAAAGGCCAGACCAACCATGATTAATTCTGAGAGATCTAGTATTTTCAATTGTATTACCATTACTTGCACCAAACTCAACATAATATTTTTTCTTTGGTTTAATTACAGAATACAAATATTCAAGCAATCCATCCTCACCATGTTGAGAAAAAATAGATTTAAAATGTTCTGATAAATTATAAGTTGAGGATTGATGATTATCTCCAAAAGGATTATTGAAATTTTCTAATGTAAAAACTTCAGTTGACGTATACTCTTTTTTCATGTTAAATCCTCGCAACTATAATATCATTAGGCACACATCCGTGCTCATAAGAAATTTTATAATTTTTATTGATATCAGAAATAGATTCCATGATACCATCTTCATCAATAGTATAACCCCAAGTAGTATCTTCAACACCAAATAATCTACGATCATCTATTAGTAATGTATGTTCTTTAATTGGATGACTTAATAAAGCTTCCAACTCAAACGGAAGTGGACACAAATATTCACCTTGCACATCACCATCCCAATGTGCATCTAACCAAAATGTTGCCGAAGAATCAATTTTAGAAATAACATCTTTGAAAACTTTAAAACTATCACCCTCTATTATTTCAACAATACCTTTTTTTATTTCTTTTTTAAATTTATTTTTATTAAATTTAGCTTTTTCTGGATCAATCTCCATAGAATAAATTTTTTTAAATCCACATTCTATTGCTACCTCTACTGCTTCGCCCCAAAGTGTTCCAGTTTCAACAAAAACATCGTTCTTATATTTGCCAAGAACAGATTTTGATAATGTAGTAGTCATTAATTAAAAACCTCGCTTTATATTAGATTCAAAAGGATAATCTGATGTAGTCAAATAATTATCTAAAACAGATTTATATTTAGAATTTTTTAATTTGGAGTCCAACCATAAAAATTCTTGTACAACATATTTATCTAGGTATGGATAACGTGTTTCTATACCATATGATCCTGCAACATACTCCTCTTTTGCTAGGTA